GACTGAGCCAAATATCTAGTCAGGGGTTACAGAAATTCATAACTGCCTTTAATAGCTCCCTGACTGATCTACATAAAGCTCAGGTTTCTGTTATCAACTGTAGTCGGCATACAGCCTTAACTTGCTTCCCTCGTGCTGATATACAAGATGCCTTTGACTCTTATAGGTCAATGTTAGAAGCTGCGCCCTTACTAGAAGTTGTATGCAAATCAGTTCCAACATCCTACTCTGTCCCTATAGAAAAAACCAGTCCTAGGTTTGCCCAGGCTTGGGCTAGAGGTTGTGGTGGAGTAGTTGATACGTCCGGTAGGTTAGCTCCTGGGGCTGTGGCTATGTTTGGCTCCCCTGCCAGATGGGATATACTAAGGCAAGCTATCGGAGAGGGTAGGGACTGGTACTATGCGGATCACGCATACTTCGGGAGATTTGAATACTATAAGGTAACTAAGAATGCTTATCAGTTATCGAGCAACCATTTAGGTTTAGGCCCGAATGCTTATAGATTTGACCGCCTTAAGGTAGAAATTAAACCGTGGCGCAATTCTGGGGATTTCATTTTAGTTTGCCCCCCCGATGAGAAGTTTGCTAAATTACATAGATTTAATGGGTTAGAGTGGCTTAGTCATGTATGCTCCGCTATCTCAGGATTTACAGATAGACCCTTGATGGTTAGACAGAGGGAAGATATAACATACTCTAATACTTTATCCTCTGACCTAGTTGGAGCTTGGTGTATGGTGACGTATGTATCCAACGCCGCCGTAGAGTCCGTGTGTGCTGGGGTTCCAGTGATTTGCCTCGGTGATTGCGCGGCGTCTATTATGGGCAGTAACAATCTAGCCGACATAAATGATCCGCCAACACCTGATGGGCGTAGAGAGTGGGCATCCAGATTAGCGGCTAATCAATGGACCATGCAAGAGATAGCATCTGGTATGGCTTGGAGGGAGTTGCAATGATACTCTATAAAGAAGGCCGCTGGTGGTTGCCGGATGGGGAGCAGCATCTACAAGAGTGGATGAACAAGGTAAACCACACTGAAATTGCAAATGGTGAATCTCGCTTAACCTACCAATACCATAAGTACAAAGTGGCTATGGAATATGTCAGGAGCCGTAGGCACTTCGTAGATGTTGGTGCCCATGTTGGACTTTGGTCATGGGTTATGGCCCGAGATAGTGTAACGGTTACATCTTTTGAGCCTATGCCGGAGCATTGTCAGTGTTGGGCTGAGAATATGAAACACTGTTCTAATGCCAGACTTCAACCTTATGCCCTTGGCGCAGAGCAGGGGAGGGTTAGAGTCAAGACTAGAACCCCCGGCAGTTCTGGCGATACAGGAGTTGACCCCATAGCCGAAAGGTCTAGTTTGAGGGCCACTATTCAAGAGGATGGACATCTGGCAGAGTTACGCACACTAGACTCATTCGATCTACAAGATGTTGATTTCATTAAGATTGACTGTGAGGGCTATGAGTTATATGTCCTCCAAGGTGCGGTTGAGACTATACTGAAGTGGAAGCCTTGTCTCATAGTGGAACAGAAGCCGGAGACTGGTATGGCTGACAGGTATGGGCTTGCTGCCAAGGATTCAATCAAGTTCATGGACAGGTTAGGGGCTAGGATGAGGAAGGTAATCCAAGGGGATTATATCTTTAGCTTTGATTAGGGGTACAAAATGGGATTTGGGGATGAGATCATGGCATCCGGCCATGCCAGAGTTGAATCAGAGAGGTTAGGTGGTGGGAAGATTCATATTCTCGGCACAAATCATAGGGCACGCAATCACGAGGTTTGGTGGGATTTGCCTTGGATAGCTGTTAAGGATGAGAAATCTGTTGGGTCTGTGCATAATGCTAGTGGGTGCCGCCCTTATATTACCTACCCGTTTACTATACATACTGGTTGCACCTACTCAGGTTGGAGAGCCAGAGACTATATGGGGGCCATCTATCTTAGGGGGTATGAGGTAGATCACGCTAGGTCTCTTGTTGGTCATCTAGGCCAATTCGCCCTAGTAGAGCCTGAGCTTAAGGAAGGCTCTAACCCCAACAAACAATGGGGATTACTGAAATGGGGCAGGCTGACTGACATGCTAGTTAAAGCTATGCCAGTAGTGCAAACGCTTATGCCCGGTAAGAAAGCCCTACCTGGGGTTATAGGCATTCGTTGTGATACCTTCCGTATAGCAGCCGCCGTGTTAAGTTTGGCTCATGTTCTGGTTCTTCCTGAAGGTGGGCTACATCATGCAGCCGCCGTACTGGGTAAGCCCGCTGTGGTCCTGTTCGGGGGGTCACCGTCACCCGAATACACAGGATACCCTATCCATACCAACATAGCTGCCGACAAACATTGTGGGGCTTGGCTACCCTGTAAACACTGTGCCCAGTTCTGGGATGGCCTAACTCCTGAGTATGTGTATTCCACTATCAAAGTGTAACGGTTACAGTTTTGGTGTTACAAGATAGGCACTCTTTTATCCTACATACTACGTTTATCCTGTCTAGTATAATGGTGTTGGTGATCCATAAGTGCCTGAGCCTCTTATAGTTATCCCTGGAGATGAGGACCAAAATAGAGGGTACAGAATAGGGAAGTGGAAGGACCACAACAACTATGAATGTATCTACTGTCAGTTCTCTACTTTGTGGGAAGATAAGATGAAAGAGCATCAAGCCTCTGGGAATCATCCTTGGGCTTACCCAGGACAGAATGAGCCTGACCTTGAAGATCAGAATGTGATTGTGGACCCTGAGTATTAGGAGGAAGTAATGAGTATTGCGATTGTTGCGGATGGTACACTACTGAAGGTTGGGGACGGGACCAGCAGCCCTGAGACTTACACGACTGTACCCGAAGTCAGCAAGTTATCGGGGCCGACCATCAAGTTTGATCTGCTAGACGTGACTAGTCACGATTCCCAAGGCTTCTTCAGGGAGTTTATTCCTGGATTGGCCGATGGGGATATGATTAGCGCGGACTTGTTTTGGCGTCCATCTAACGTAGTCCATAAGGGGCTACGGGTTGATAGCTATGCCCGGACTCTCCGCAGTTTCCAAGTGGTATTTCCTGATACTCCCGACAATACGGTGACTATTGACGCCTATGTGCAGAGTATCGCACCCAAGGCTGACATCGGCACTGTCCTGGCCGCTCCCCTTAGCCTGAAAGTCACCGGCGAACCTATTTGGAGTTAGCATGAACAAGCCCAACGGTAAGGCTACGGCAATCCCTATAGCAAGTCCCGCTGATAGGATAACCCAGATACAGGAAGCCGTAGCCTCAAGTTTCAAGTTAGACCCCTATGTGAAAATTACACTCAAAGGTAAGGAGTATACCCTTGAGTTTAACAACACAGCAGCTAAGGGTGTGTATAAGGATACGGGGTTTAACCCTATATCCGATGCGCTCAACTTTGAGCGGTGGGTTGATCCAGAGTTTATAGGGGCCGTTCTGTATCATGGCCTAAAGTGTCATCACCCGGATATGACCCAAGAGGTCGCGGACAATTTGATTACCATGAGGCAGGGGTTATATATTCTGGATACTCTGATTAAAGCCCTGACTACTCCACTGCCTGACATCCCCGATGATTATGTCCCTGACAAAGAATCCCCAATCGAGATAGTCACGGACCCTATGCAACCGCCAGTTCCCTCTGGCTAAGGTACTGGGCTACTGGACGCGCCCTCGGTCTCACTGAGGAAGAGTTCTGGCGGTCAACGCTTGCTAAGGTTACTGCCCTCTATGAAGTTAAGAGACTCAGTTGGGATAAGAGCCGCGATTGGTTTCTCGCCCAAGTCATTGCATTTCAAGCAAATAGGTACACTAGGTCTCAGGATTCAGATAGGGTGTGGTCCCCTGATGATTTCTTGGCCGTGGTGTATCCAAGCAACAAGAAAAGTGTAACCGTTACACCTGAAGCCCCTAATATGGACCGTGGGGCGGGGGGTAACTGGAAAGAGTTGAAGGCTGGATTAAAAGCTGTGACTGAGAAGGCCAAAATCAAGAGAGCTAAGTTGAAACCTCACGTTCCAAAGAAGTAGCTTATGGGTGGATTCACAGGGCCGATTGCTGAGTTATACGCCAGTCTGAGGCTTGAGGCGGCAGACTTCCAAAGAGGTTTGGCTGTTGCTAAGTCCTCATTGAATCAATTAGCCGAATCTATGGGGGCTAGTTTCGCCAATCAAGAGGCTCGTGTACGAGAGATAGCTGACTTGATGGGGGGGGAGTATACTGTATCCATTAAGAAAGCCCAGCGGGAGATTTCAGAGCTAACGGTTGAGCTTAATAAGCAAGCCCTAGCTCAAAAAATAGTTAGAGAAGCAATGCTGTCCGTTGGTAGGGCTGCTGCTGGGGAGACCACAGAGCAAAGACAACATAGGGCTTTAATAACAGAGCAGATTATAAAGCAGACAGCAGCAACTACCACACTGACAGCAGCCGAAATTGAAAAGAATAAAGTATCAGCCACAAACCTAATCCTTGAACGGGAGAGGATAGCCGCCAGTGATTTCCTTATTGCTAAGCAGAGAAGTCTAACCCTAGAGCAGAAACAGGCGGCTGAGGCCGCTGCTATTCTACGGAGTATCACTGTTACGGATAGTAAGTTGCTGGCTGAAGCTGCTGTTAGACTAGCTGCTTCCCAGAAGCTCTCGCAGCAAGAAGCTACAGCATTTATCATAGCATCTAAGAAGATAGAGAGGCTTCAAGTCTTAGCAGAGGAGCAGAACAAAGCCAGAGACTTTGCAGCGGCTAGGGCTAAGGAAGTACTGTCTCGGCAGGAACAAACTGCCGCTGAGTTGGCTGCACTAAGGCTAGTCAGACTCCACGCACAAGCTAATGATGAGAATAGGGTACTCACCGCTAGGGCTGCTGCCGCCGCTAGGACACAAGCTACTGTGGCAGGCATGGCTGCTGAGACAGCAGCGGCTAAGGTCCAATCTGATATACTCCGTGGCCTCTACCTCTCAACTTGGATGATGGGGGGCCGTGCTGGATTCATAGCTGGTCTTGCTGGTATGGCGGGGGCTACTACGGTAGCTGCTGCTGGTACTGTGTTGGGGTTGGCGGCGTCTACCAAGATTGCTGCTGACTTCAACTCTGAACTTATCCGTATGACAGCCAATATGCGAGATGCCAGCGATGTAGGCCGTTCTGAATTAGCTGAGATGGTCACGGACTTATCCAATAGATTTCCTATTGCTGCTATTGAGATTCTGAAGTCTATGGATACAGCTAGGGAAGCTGGCCTTAGTCTCATAGAGGCCACTAGGGCTTTACCCATATTCTTAGAAGCCGCTGTTGTGAATCGCACAAGTTCTATTAGCATGAATGAAGCACTCACGACCTCCATCAAGAATATCACGGAGGCTACTGTAGCTTGGGGTCTACGTACTGGTGATATGAATAAAGACCTTGAGAATCTACAGTTTATGACTGACTTGACTGCCAAAGCCGCACGGCTTGGGGGTCAATCATCTAATCAATTTGCCGACGGTATGGCGGCTGCGGGTGCTAAATCTCGTGAAATGGGGTTTGATGCGAGAGAGACTGCCGCTGCTCTAGCGGCCCTCAGCCTTCGCGGATTTGATGCCTCAAGAGCCGGTGAGATACTAGCTCAGGTCATGGGCAGATTACAGGATGAGGAGAGACAGAATACTGAGAATTGGAAGGCATTGGGTATTGCTCTACGGGATCAGACAGGACATGTTAGGCCCCTTGCTGATATTCTTGCTGATATTGGTGGGCTGCTGAATAGTGCGGATAAGAACGCCGTAGCCGCTGCCCAATCTCTATTAGGGCTTGAGACTCGTACAGCTAAGATGCTGGCCCCACTAGCCCAGTCTGCCGATGAAATCAGACGCATGGGGGATAGTCTACTAACCGTAAACGATCATGCTAAAATTGTAGCTAATGAAGGCATCAATAATCTCAATGATAAACTGTCCATACTGTTCAATAGAGCCAGTAATGCAGCTAGAGAATTAGCCTCTCCTCTTGTAGGAGCATTAGACGTAATTGTTGATTCCCTACTCAGGGTGTCACTACAGACAGAGGAAGCAGATAAGAAGTATAAAGCATACTTAGATAGTATTGGCAAGACCCCCTCTACGGTTAGTCTGACTGAGAGGGAAGCGTTTGAAAAAGATTCTGCTGCAATATCCCCTGCTGGATTAAAGTTGCCCGGTGTGCCTGGAATATCCACTGAGGACTTGCAGAGACTATCTGGGGTTTCAACAATTGGGTCTACCGACACCCACATAGCGGACTTAAAGTTTATTCAAGAGATGCAGGCCCAGTTCAATAATAAACAAAAGGCTGACCTTGACGATCTGATGGGGAAGATTGCCAGGGTCAATCAACTTAGGATAGCCGGTGTAATAGATACCCACGATGCTGAAGTCCTGCTAATAGCTATGCGAGAAAGGGCGCACTCTTTGGAAGTGGCTATGGCCCGCGAGCGGAGGAGTGTAGAGGATCAGCTTAACGCTCAACTGTCATCTATTCAGGCTGAGAATGAAGCCTTCCAAGGCAACACTTCTGCTCTCAAGTTTGCTAGGATAGACGCTGAAAGAGATAAGGCCCTAGCTGCTGCTAGAGAGACGTTCGGCGGATCGGTAGCTTTAGCACAGAAACTAGCTGACCTTGAAGTAGCCATTGTCGCCAACGCTGAAGCCAAGAAACAGGAGATCAGAGAGAAGTCTGCTGCTACAATGGCATCTCTGAATCAGAGATTAGCAGCCTTCACTAAAGACTTGGCAGATAAGGACTTAGCTGCTAGTACCAAAGCCTCAGAGGACATGGAAGAATTAGATAAGAGAGCTATGCAAAAGGCCCGTGGCACTAGGGCTGTAGACAGGTCTATCAAAGATATTGTAGCCCAAGATAGACGGATGCTGGATTTGCAAGCCGAGACAGATAGCCTGCGTCAGCAGTCCTTGGACGGCCAAGCCAACAGGTACACCTTTCAGCTAGCTCGCATGGATGCCCAAACTAGGGCATACTATGCTGACCTGCAAGATCACTATGGGGACGACCTGCGTAACTTCCAGAACATTGAAGAGGCCAAGGCTCTCTTTGCTGAGATAATGGGACAACGCAAGCGACAAGTCATAGAGCGTTACGCCTCTGAGTTACAGCGTATGTTTGAGCAGGACATACGCTCCGCTGAGTCCTTCAAAGACGCTATGGCGAACATCTTTGATGATATGGCCGCTTACTTTGAGCGGGTGATATTCAAGATGGTTATCATGTGGGCCACAGGCCAATCTGAGATGATAAATGCATCTCAACAATCTGGAGGATTAGGTGGCCTTAAAGGTGTACTCCTAGGATTAGCTGGTGGACTCTTAGGTGGATTAGCTCCTGGTGCTGGTATTGTAGGGGGGGTCAACACTGACGCCTTAATTGGTGCGGGGGATATGCTCCTACAGCCTAGAATGCTGCCTGGATTCGCCACAGGCGGAGAGTTCCGCGCTGGCGACACCTTCATAGCTGGTGAACAGGGTCCAGAACTTATCACAGCTAGTGCTCCCGGCAGGGTAATTCCCTCTAGTGAGATGGGGGGTGGGACCACTATTATCAACAACATAGATGCTAGGGGAGCAGATGTTGGGGTGGTCCAACGTCTTACTAGAGCATTAGAGGTTGTACAACGCAAGTCAGTAGAGAATGCGGTGATAACCACAAGGGAAATGGCTCTGAGAGGGGCCTAAACTGTAACGGTTACACTTAAAATAACACTTGACAGGGTGATATTTATATGGTAGAATCTCTAAACACCCAAGAGAGAACAGACCTTTTGGTTTATCATGTCCAACTGTAACGGTTACACTTTATGGCTCTGATAACTCTGCCCTCCATTACTAAACCCTCCGCTGGAACTGGCTATATGAAAACCGTTTGGCGGTATCGTAAGCTCGTTGGCATGTCTGAGTCTGAGTTCACTCTTCAACAACAGGTGACAGAATGGCCGGGGGATGCTTGGCAGGTAGATTGCCAGTTGCCTCCTATGGGTAGGGCGGAGGCCGCTGCTTGGATAGCATTCTTGATGCAAGCTGATGGAGGATTAAACACCTTCCTATTAGGCCCAGACGGGGCAGAGCGTCTGGCCCAGAATGGTGAGGGCTTTGCCACAATCACTGTAGATGGTGCGAGTCAAACTGGCAAATCTATTTCACTGGCTGGATTGGATATTGCCATTCTCCGTGGTGACTTCCTGCAAGTTACCCACCCTGACGCAGCTAGAATTTATATGGTTGTAGAAGATGATCTTGGGTCAAGTCCTTCCTCAATAGCTATACGGCCTACGTTACGATCTCCATCACCTGCTAACGGTGCTCAATGTACCTTCAACTTCCCCGTTGGCACATTCAGGTTAGCTCCTTCTAATTCTCAAGAGTGGTCAATAGATAATGCTCAGGTCTATGGTATCTCCTTCAAAGCTATAGAGGCAATCTAGTGGATAGGGTACTTACTGCCGGGATGTTGGCCGCTATAGCTGCTGGCACTATCCGCCCTGCTTACCTCATAGAGATAGAAACAGCCACAGGCACAGACAACATTTGGACAGGTACGGGGTCTCTATCTTGGGACTCTAAGACTTGGTTGGGGCTTGGTGAGATTATAGGCATATCTGAGATACCTGAAACGTCCGGCATCAATGCGGTCGGGATCACCATAACTCTATCCGGGGTAGACCCTACTTCTCTCACAGAGGCAGTGGATGACATTGTGCCATTCAAACCTGTCAAGATGTGGCTGGCTCTGTTTGATGCAAATTACGCTATTGTAGTTGATCCTTATTTGGCATTCTCTGGCAGGACTGATTCAGTAAAGATTGTAGAGAGTGGTAAGGGGACTACGGTAGCTGTAAACTGTGAGAATAGGCTTATCGAATTGAACCGCACAAGAGAGAGGCGGTTCACCCAGGAAGATCAGATACTAGAATATCCTGATGATAAGGGGTTTGAGTTTGTCAATGCTATCCAAGGACTCTATATGCCCTGGGGTGAAGCGGCTCCGCCAAACTTTAGAGGGATAAGCTAATGGGCTTTTGGAGTACATTCGGCAGAATTGCTATAGGGGCTGGATTGATTGCTGCCTCTATCTTCGTGCCTGGGTTAGGGGCGGCAGCACCCTTTATATTCTCTGTCGGTGCTTCTCTGTCCTTGAGTGGGGCAACTGCTGCTCTTGTAAAGAAGCCGGATGCCGCTCCTATTAAGGGGTTACAGATCGTCACAAAGGAGTCTGCCGCTGCTCGTAGAACTGTCTACGGCCATGCTAAAGTCGGTGGAATTATCACTTTCCAGACACCCGCTGAAGCTAACAATGTCAATATGTTGGTGTTGGTCACGGTCACAGGCCATATCATAGAGGGGGTTACTAGGGTCTATTTCAATAATGAAGCTCTATCAATGGAGGCTATTGATACCAGATCAGCCCCTACAGGGGGGGTTGATGGCGTGAGTTTAGATCAAGCGGCGTGGCCCTCTGCTGCTGAAACCCGCGCCTTAATGCAGGTGAGCAGAGGAGACGACGGGCAGCGTGGGGATGTGCCCTATGACTCCCTTATTACAGATTCTGGTGGGGTATGGACCGCTGCTCATGCACAGAGAGGATGTGGTAATGTCTATCTGAGGTTGAACTATAAGAAAGAGGACTTTCCCAACGGTGCTCCCAGTATTTCATTCGCTCTCTATGGCAAACCAATATACGATCCTAGGTCCAATCCTCTCTTAACTGTGATAGGGGCTACCAACGCTTCCCCCATTGTGATTGAGACTTCATCTGCTCATGGTTTAAGCCTGGGTGATATAGTAAGGTTGCGAGATATTCTTGGCAATACAGCGGCTAATGGGGAGTGGTTCATATTACAAGATATTGACTCTACACATTTCTCCATAGATGGCGGCGTAGGCAATGGAGCCTATATCTCCGGGGGTAGTGTATTCAAACTAGCGTGGTCTGATAATGCCGCCCTATGTGCCGCTGACTATCTTTTGACTACCAAGCTGAGAGGAGGATTTGGGGCCACTTATGATGAGATAGATTGGCCTGTACTAGAGGATGCCGCTGATGTATGTGATGAGGCTGTCACTGTGCCATTGGACTCTACGGTGAGTCCTCCCACTACTACCACGGAGAGAAGATACACTATTAATGGGGTATTCGAGTGGGGAGCGCCTATAGATGTTCTAGGTAAGTTTGCGGCTGCAATGGCTGGTATCATTATCCCCATCTCTGGTAAATGGGTCATTCTGCCCGGAAAGTTACGAACGGCTACCTTCACCCTGACAGATAAGGATATTGTAGCTCCTATATCCTTTGACGCTAGGAGGAAAACGCGAGACCTATACAACGCCGTCAAGGGAACCTATATCAGTAGAGCAGACAAGTATGAGGAGACTGACTTTCCCCCTGTGTTATCAGACACTTACAAGTCAGAGGATGGTGGGGACAGAATCTTCAATGACATATCCCTGCCATTCACAACTAGCCCTTGGGCCGCGCAGAGACTCGCAAGTATTGATCTTGAGAGGAACAGGCGGCAGATTAGCGCGGAAGTGGTATGCACTATGGCTGCATACGTAGTACAGCCGGGTAGTGTAATCCAATGGACTCATGCGAGACTATGGACTGACAAGTTATTTGAGGTAGTCAACTCTACTGTAGCTGTAGAGGATATGGAGTCTGGCCCCTCTATGGTTACTCGATTGTCTCTCGTTGAGGTTGATGCTGGGGTGTATGCAGATACAGACTATGTTATACCAGAGCCATTACCTGTATTCGATCCTCCAGATATTCCTTGGACTCCCACGCTGTTCGTAGATGATGATGGTTGTGTGGCATATTATACAATAGAAGGAGACCTTGTGGTTGTTGCCTGCCCAGAGGTTTATGCAGATATAGGGCTAAGATTTGCTGTAGATGAGAGTGGTTTCTTTGGCACATTTGATAAGCCTGCCTTTAGATTGCAAGATTCAGGTAGCCGTATAGTCTATCGTATAGAGCTAAGTGATATTGCAGAAACTAGTATATCCCAGCCCATATCCTACAGATTTGATACAACTGGTAGGTATTTGGCTGTGCTGTACAGGCTAGCTGACCTAAATAAATATGTGGCCCGCCTGTATTATCTCGGGGAGTCTGGATTAGTTGGTGATCCTCGGAGCGGCGAGGATGAAATCTATGATCTGAATGCCCAAGTGATTGAGACAGGCTATTCGGATGATATTGATACTTGGACCCCAGAACTTACGAATGACACAGCTAGTGGTTTGTGGGTAGATGTATTTTGCACACAGGACGGGAAGTTGTATATCCTAGAAGCCACGGAGGAAATTGATTCTGAGGCTATAACCCATGTGTATTATAAGACACGCCGTATCCAAGGAGGTATACCTGGGTCTACATTGATCTTTGAGGTTCCCTACAATGAAGTTGACTCTGGATTCTATTGGCAATCCCTACATGAAAATTCAAGAATAATTAAGGGGGATCAGAGTTCAATCCAATTAGTTAGAGATACATTCCCCGACACTGAGGGCGTGGACCCATATACTGCGGATGTGCTGCATAGTACACTCCTGACCCCAATTCATCACCAGAATATTGTCCTTGATCTACAACCCTATGATGTGCGCATCGTAAACTCACAGACCGGGATTATGATACATAACCGGGGCAGAGTTGATTTTGACGGCAACCCCATAGTGGGGCTGAAGGTGGTTAAGTTAGTCGGTGGTCAATATGTGTCTTTGGATTCCACCAATACCAAGTCTGATCTTATGGCCGAGTCGCTGTATTCTGTGGCTCTCTACCCCCCGTCTCTAGTGCTTACATCTCTAGGTTCTGCTGGAAGTCCCGGCTCGGATGGATACTGCTGTGATGGCAACGGGGAAGTAAGACTATTTGGAATATCTGGGGCTGACTTTAGCGTTGATCCCGATGGTGGAGAGATTATCACACCACAGGCAGGATCACCCATTGTTAATGAATTAACATCATATATCCGACTGACACTACCATCCAACCCAGTTGACGGTAAGATATACGTAATGGGGGATATAACCTACACCTTTAGAGACTCTGTAACGACCGCCTATGATGTTAAAAAAGGGGCCTCAACTTCTGCAACTGCATCCAATCTGTATAAGGCCATAACTGATACTGGTTCCCCCGGCACAGATTATGGAATTGGTACTGTAGCCCATCCTGATTTAATTGGAGTCGTCCAAGTCAGTAATTTCCTAAGGGTTAGACCAAGTGGTGAAGCAACAACCCATATTGCATTCTCTCACAACATTGGGAGTTCTACAATGATAGACATGGGTAGACTACCAGGGGGCAAAGGGGAGGAGGTCTGGCGACAGATGCCCGATGACTTTGGATTTTGTAACATGGTTACAGCCTTCGGAGTTAGGGCCGAACTTCAGGCGTAACACCGTAACCGTTACACTTTTTGCTTGACAAAATGGCCTTGTGTTTGGTATCTTATAGACATAGGAGGCTATAAAATGCCGACAGTCAGAGTCCCTAGCGGAGTATTCCTCAGCAAGCCTACCCGTCAGAGTGTGTTCTTCAATGGGAGATACATCAACCTCCGAGCTATAGCCCAGACCCAGAGAGTCAATATCTCTACTCTCTCTAACACACTCCGGGGTAGAAGTAAGCCCACAATGGATATAGCCCGAAAATTGGCTGCTGCCCTAGGTATGAATGTAGACGACTTCTATACCGCCTTGGATGCTAGGGTAGCTTCCATACAGGAGCGCAATAAGAGGGTAATTTCCAAGTATGATGGCAGACGTAAGAGAGAAGTAAAACAAGATATAGAGAGAATCCTGCATGGTCAGCCGCCAGTACCCAGAATCCCGCTAGAGAAAAGTGTGTAAAATCAATTATTTTCCTTGACATTGTTCCGTTTGTTTGTTATCATACGGAACTATGGGCCAAGAAAAACAGTATCGAGCATTTCTAGACACATATGAGGTAGCAGAAATCCTCGGACTGTCTATAAAAACTATCATAGGCTGGCGGTATGTCTACAACAGCACAGGTAGAATGCAAGGCCCGGAGTGGTTCAAGGATCAATATAATGGGCGGATTCGTTACCGCTTAGAAGATATTCAAAAGTATATGGAGAAGATGAGCAATGTCAGATGAATCGGTTAAGATGGGTAAGCCAATAGGGATTATCAAGCATGGGGATGATGGGGCTATCCTCGATTTGTGGCAATCTGAGGATTATATCACTATCCGTAAAATGAAGTCTGACCTGAGTGGTATGGCTAAGGTTGTTCATATCAGAATGACACTATTGGAGGCCCACACTCTTTATGACTTGCTAGGTGGATTGATGATTAAGCCAAACTAAATGATTATACCTAGCCCAAGAGAAGTAGGACTCCCGCCCCAATTTGATAAGTGGCGAGACGGTCAAAGAGAGGCTATCAGTGTAACCGTTACATCTGATAGGCGGGTTGTGGCTCTCTCCGCGCCTACTGGATTTGGGAAATCGGCGTGTGTGGTAGCAGCCGCTCTCCTAAGCGGTGTTCCCACCTGCATCATCACAGACTCCAAAGGCTTACAAGATCAGTATACAAGGATATATGGGTCTATAGGTATGGTTGATCTTCGTGGCCGCAGGAACTACAAATGCAGTCTGAAAGATGACTACACTTGTGAGGAAGGTTACGCCTTCCGCTGTCCCTTCAAAGGAAGTATCTCCTGCCCTGCATCTCAAGCCGAGATAAGAGCCGCCTGCTCATCCTTGGTAGTCACCAACTATGATAAATGGACTTCCTCAAGGAAGTATGGCCTGGGTATGACCCACTTCCAACAGGTAATCTTTGATGAAGGTCATGCTGCACCTGAAGCTCTAGCCCGCGCTATGCAGATCACACTCAATCACAAAGAGGTTGAGGAAACTATGGGATTCCCTTTCCTAACTGGCGAGGATGCCTTAAACATGAGGTATTGGAAGGGATGGGCTGCTAGAGCCAGGGAAAGGTCTGAGTGGGAAATGCGTAGTGCCCATGATAAATGCCTTAGTGTATCAGACCCTAAGATAACCTGGGTTAAGCACTACTCCCATATGAAAAAGCTCTGCAAGAGGCTGGGTGTACTATCTACTTGCCGACCTGAAGATTGGATAGTGGATGAACTGCCAGACGGATTCCAATTCGACCCTATCAGGCCAGCCCGATACTCAGAAGGTGCTCTGCTTCTCAGGCTCCCCAAGATCGTCATTGTCAGCGCAACTCTCAGGCCAAAGACTCTCGCCATGATAGGGCTTGCTAAGGCTGATTATGAGTTCAAAGAGTTTGACAGTGACTTTGATAAGACTCGCTGCCCCACCTACTACGTACCTACCATGAGAGTTGATAATAGAGCCAAAGATTTATCCCCTCTGTGGATCAGGTTGGATCAAATCCTGGCTCGTCGTAGGGACCGTAAGGGCATCATCCACACTATCAGCTATGCCCGACGGGATGACATAGTAGGATTGAGCAGGTTCGCTGGGAACATGCTCATCAACCAACGTGGGGAGCCTACGATGTCTACCATCCAAGAGTTTAAGGTCAGCCCACCAGGAACAATCCTTGTAAGTCCTTCAGTTGGAACTGGTTACGACTTTCCTGGTTCAGAGTGTGAGTTCCAGTTCATGTGCAAAATCCCATTCCCTGACGGTAGATCAAAGATAGTCAAGGCCAGACAAGAGGATGATAAGGAGTATGGGGCCTATCACGCTATGCAACAGATGGTACAATCATTTGGCCGGGGGATGAGGAGTAAAAGTGACAGATGCGAAAACTTCATAGGGGATATGCACCTTGATTGGTTTATTCCTAAGTTTGGACATCTAGCTCCTAAGTCATTTTACGCATTCTTCCGCAGGGTTGAAATCCTGCCGCAACCACCGGAGAGATTATAATGGCAATACCTATAACAGCAATGCCAAAGTTTACCCAGATCGAATGTGGTGAGTATGAGAATAGTAATGACCGGCTCTCTCACCAACTATATGCTCTTGGCGAGGATGGCCGGGTGTATAAGAGTACCAAAGAGGGTTGGGAGTTGGTAGATAAAGCCAATGACTACAAAAGATAACACCCCGCCAGAAGCTCTGAAAATTGACTACATACTTGAAGGCTACAGTATGCCTTACTATGTATGGGAGAGAAAGGGGGAATGGTACTGGTCTGCCCTTGGCAACTCTGGTAAGGCTCAGACACAGGAGCAAGCACAGACAGCAGCTAGACGTTGGATTAAAACCGGACAGTAATACTGTAACGGTTACACTTTCAAAAGGAGAAAAGCACAGATATGAGCAGCAAATTGAATCTGTTAGACCCCGGATCATACGCATCCGGTGGGTATGTACCCGAAGGCGATTACGCCTTGGAGTTCAATATCCAGATGTACCAGTACAAGAAACTGGATGGTAGCCCAGTCGGGGAGCCAGGACTTTGTACTGTAGTGACTTTCCACCCGTTCGATGGTGGTGCGCCTATCGAGCAACCTTATGGGATGGGCCGCAAGTCTCACCTATCTTATATGCCAGACCCAGACACCGGCAAGAGTTTGGTTGAAGTCCCAGGTGGTCCTGGTTCGCCTCTACCTCAACTCACAAACTGGCATGTTTTTGTGACTGAGATGGCAAACTGTGACCCAATTGTGCCCTCACTGGCGGCGAATGATCTATCAGTGCTGGATGGCATGTGGGCACATATTGCCAACAAGCCTGAACCAGTAGAGAGACAGGGCTTTGGTGGGTCTCTTACCAGTGATGCCGGAGAGGAGCAACGTAAGGGGCCTAAGATGATCCCGGTTGTTACCGAGATCAAGGACGATGGCAAACCTTGGGAAGGTGGTGGGGGATTCCCAGAGGTAACGGAGAAGCCCAAAGCCAAGAAACCTCCGATTAAGACTGCCCCTGGCAAAGCCCCCGCGAAACCCGCTCCTATGGCAGCTAAGAAACCCAACTCCCAACCCACTCAGGCTACCGCCGATGCTGAGGAAGCAGTTCTGACAGCGGCTCAGAATGGGCTGGCAGCTGCATTGGAGAAGAACCCCAATGGGTGCCCGAAGGTTCTCCTACGGACGGCGGTGTTCACATCTGTTAAGGGGTCCGAGGGTGAGGATATGGCAAAGGCCGTGGCTGACACCTTCTTCTCTTCGGATGATGCCCTCAAGGGATTGCTGTCCCAGGTGGGGTATGATCTAAAGGGGCCAAAGGTGGTCCCGGCTTAACAATAACCCTGTCAAAAACAGTATAGGGCCTGCTGGCTATAGGCAGGCCCGATAATTCTAAAGGAGGAAAGGGGAGATGCTGATTTAGCTAGTGAGAACTAGAATAAGACTCAGAGAGGACACCGACGATGATAGTCAAAGAGTTCCCCATCAATCTGACTCTGCCAGAACCTAGAGTACCTCGCGCTCCTGGTACTCACGTATCCGGTATCATCCGGGCCATAGCCGGAGAGATGGGGATACTCAACCTAGGTCCAGAGGAGATTTCACTTACGGATAGGAGAGCGATCACAGACCAAGATGCTGTACTTAGAATGAGCATTGGCCTAGCCTGGGAAGAATGGTATATCTTCAATGTTTTGAGTCACTTCGGGGTACTGGATCACCCCGATAGCACTTGTGTAGATGGCATACATATGAGCTTGGACGGTGAGGCTCTAAGTGTAACCGTTACAGATACGAAGTCCAAATACCTGCCTGTAGTGCATGAGGTCAAATGCACCTACAAGAGCATCAAGAAGGTAGAGAATTTGGACAGTCAATGGATGTGGTTAGCCCAGATCAAAGCATACTGCAAGGGCAAGAGGACCACTTTGGCAATGCTCCATGTCCTGTTCCTATGCCATAATTACAAGCCGGTGCTGAGGATATGGGAATTGGAGTTTACACAACAGGAAGTGGATGAGAATTGGGCATTACTTAA